TGTTCATTTCCAGTTTGGTTTGGAAGGGACCCACATGTTCGTATTCATCCAGGGTTTGCAGTTTGGGGCAAAAACTGCCCTGCCAGGCAAGGAATTTCAGTCCCCAGTAACCAGCCGCAAACCTCACTGAACTGGTGGCCTGCTTGCTATAACTGATCACAGGTTCTCGTTGGATGTTTTGAGGATCTGGATGTTTGATGGGCAAATGATCAATTTCACAAACAGTTTTTTCTGCTTCTGCAGACTTCACAACAAACGTTACACTCCAGCCCTGACTGGTTTGCAACTGATCTAGGTTTGCAAATTCTTGACTGTTGCCTGATGCCAACAGTTTGTAGACATCATTTGAGTAGCTGAGGATCCCCAGCCTTCCCTGTGGATCTGTTAGAATCCAGCTTTGATCGGTTAGGGGCTGAGCTTGTATTTTTCTCAGACTTAACAATTTTCAAACTCCTGCGGTTGATACGTGCTTGACGCTCTGTTGTCCAGCTTTGCATTAATTTTGCAACATCACGCAGCATATGCCAATCTGGCAGTTGAGCATGTTTTGATTTATCAGATGCCAGAGCCCTTGCAAGTTGTTTGCCCCACACATTGAAACTGGTGTCATAGTCATCAATGTTGTAGGTGAATTCATGCTCCATGACGGTGACGGTGACATCCACTCGCACATTCAACCAGATACTGTGAACCTGTGGGATCAGATGCTGTTGCCAATCATAGGCTGTGGGCTGAATACAAACAAGCCCAGGATGCTTGCGTTGGATGGCATCCCAGGCTTGATATATCAGTGAGTGTGGTTGATAGGGCATGGCTGTTTTGAGCCACCAACCTGGGCCAGGGTGGTCACCCTTTTGATAGTGGGTGACTTCTGGAGGCACGCTGTTTTCCAACAAAGGCCAAATGCCGTCAAAATCCATCAACTATTTACGCAAACAGCCTTGATAGCCTTTGCTGATGCAGGCACTGTAATCTGACACATGCTGTTCAATTCTCACCAAGCCCCAACTGTTGGCAAACTTGATGAGGTTCACGCCCACTTGAGTATGCAAGGGCATGTTCACAGCTTCCTGGATGGTTTGATCAAACAATTGCCTGAGTTCTTCTGGCTGAGCATGCAGGTCAATCAAGCTCTTGTTGCGCAGATAGGCATCTCTCACTCGGATTTCATGACCCATGTGATCAGTCCATTTGCTGAGCATGAGATTGTTCCAGGCAAATCCCTGATCATGACGATTTTCAAAAGCTTCCTGCAACTTCTTCTTGCGCACACCAGGATAGGCACTCATGACATTGTCACTGTCATCCCCACGCATGCACTTTTCAAACAGTAGCCACTCAGGGTTGGGAACACCCAACAGCTCACCTTTTTTGTTCACACCAGCATTGCCGTCTTTGTCCCAAACGCCAGTGCTGGTGTAGAGCAACCCAGCAATGCCATTGTAGATTCTCACGTTGGGGGCCAATAGCTGCAAAAAGTCGCTGTCTGTGCTGATGATCACATGATCATCCTCGGGATGCAGTGCAATAAACCTGGCAATCATGTCATCAGCTTCAGCTTGTGGATTGCGCAACACTGTGGCATTGGTTTTGTCACGTAGGAATGTGATGAGATCATTCAGAGCATCAAAAAACAAAGTATCATCTTCCACTTCCTGCGGAGTTCTGGCTGCGGCTGTTTCTCGGCGATTGGCTTTGTAGGGCTGATAGAAGTCCTTGCGCCAACTGCGTCCTTCCAATGCAAACACTGTGTGAGTTGCATCAAACTGTTTCCAAACCTGCTTGATGCTGTTGAACAGGATGTGAATGGCCATACCAATAGTGGCGTTCATATCTGGTGCACGCATGCCATATCTTACACGAAAACCTAAATTGTATGTATCAACAATTACAAAAGTATGTGTCATTTGATGTATTCTTTCGCTATTGTGTTAAAGCTAACACACATGATTGGTTGCGTCAACTGTATTCAGTATTTTCTAGGCGGGGAATTACAATCATGTGTCCAACAAAAAAGATTGACAAATGGTGCGCACAATTTCCTTGGTCCAACCAGTCCTTCACAAATAGTTAGTACATGCTCCGCTGTGGCAAAGTTGGTAAAGGTGGAGGCCTGGCTAGACACCATCACGATAACTGCAAATATAAGAAATTATGAATATTCAGTCTTGGATTTCTTATTTCTTTTTTTAGTTGGAACTGGTGGAGTAGTAACAATCTTGGTGTCATCTATGAATCCTTCTTGGGCCACACTCCTGCACACGTCATTCAGCCATTTTTCCACAACTTCTTCTGATGTAGTGCCAGTGTAACGATTGTCACGCAGGAACAACACAAAATGTTCGTTGTAATCCAATTCAAAATAACTGCGGCTGGGATCGTTGGGGTCCCAGCGAATGTCAGGCATGTTCACATATGGTTCCCCACGCAAATCTGCTACATTTTTGTCATAATTGGCTTGACTGATGCGATGATGCTCTAGATCAATCTTCAGTTTGCGTAGTTCCAAATCGGTGCCTGACAGTTGCAATTCTGCACATTTGACAGCATAGTCATAAGCGTCGATCTTGGCAAACTTATGATCAATCTCCAGCTTGCGTAATGACAGTGCCTGGACATCATCACATTCAATTTCCACCAATCTGATTGCCAGATCATATCCTGATAGATAATATTCTGCTTCAGCAATCTGTCTTGTTTTGCCTTTGAGTCCCCAGTGGCCTGGCATCCAGCCAAAGGGAACAAGTGGTTTGTTCATTTGTAATATTCCTTGAATTTGTTGGGAAGTATAGCTAGTGGGTTCTCTAAATCAAACATGTAGTCTGGTGCTGACAGTGGCACCACATACCTAACTCCCTCTCCTATATACTTATAGTGATCTTGCATGTTGCATTCCAACAAATGTTGGCCCAAAAGGCGTAAATCTCCAGGATTGCTAGTGATGCTGATGGTAAAGCAGCCTCTGTTGGCGGCTACCAATTGACCATCCCATGTATACCAATCAAATCTTATGGGGATGCTCATCTGCAATTGTAATTTACAAAGATCTTATTGTCAAGGAATAAATAAGTGTGGTTCACGGGACTGCAATCCCCAACCACTCTAAACGCTATTCAGGAGCATTCAGCAATGTATTTACAAAACAAGTATACCTTGTGGTATAATCAAATCATTTTTGCAGCACAAACTCGGGAAACTCTTCTTTGTGATTATATTGAGAGTCATCACATTATTCCAAAAAGTCTCGGTGGTACAAATGATCCAGATAATTTGGTTCAACTAACTTCTAGGGAACATTTTGTTTGTCATTTATTATTGACCAAAATGGTCACTGGAAAAGCCAAAAGATCAATGTCATATGCGCTGTGGGGCATGGTCAATCAAAAAAATAAATGGCAAGCCAGACATCAGATTAAAAGCAGTAAACTTTACGAATATGCTAAAACACTTGCCAACCAAAGCTTGTCTACAGAACGCAAGGGCAAGACTCTTGAGGAGAGGTTCGGCGAGGAGAAAGCTTCAGAAATTCGTCTACGCTTCGCACAGCGTAAACCCCGTTCCTCGCCGAATGATGAAGAAAGGTCCAAGATTGCAAAGTCTGTATCGGAATCATGGAAACGTCAGGTTAAGCCTCGTGGCTTTCTAATAAAGCATAGTTGCCCTGTTTGTGGTAGGACTCTTGACCAGGGCAACTATGTTAAATCTGGACATGGTCCAAATTGTAAACGGTCAAGCAAGTGATCCAAAAAGATGTAGTTGCATATTGAATATGAGTCCGTGTCTTGCACAATATGCTGCCACATGTTCATGATTAGCTTGGGCAGAGGTCATATTGATTAAGCCCTCTGTCCAAAAGCTAATTTTTTCATCAACGGTGCTACGCTCTTCCATAGAGATTTGGTTCTTCTCAGCCCGCAACTGTTTGCTCTTTTGTGGCAGTGTGTTGTAAATGTTCATGGGACTTACAAACACTGGTTTGCCAGTATTAGCTCGCCATTCCAATGCCCATTCTGGCACAGTATTGTAGGGACTGGTCTCATCAGAACTCATAACAAATTTGAGACAGTCAGCTCTGGCCAACATTTCGGGACGTGGTGCCAAGTATTTGACGGCTTGGCCGTTCTTCTCACTGCACTTGGGACTTACCACAAGAGTTGTTTCTGGTGGAATGGTTTGAACAATGGTGCCATTGCTCTCAATTTGCGTCTTGGCAAAGCGAGTGTTCATGCGCTCCAAAAATGGCACCAGATTCTTTTGCAGCATGGGTTCACCACCAGTTACCACCAGCACCATCTCACGCTTTTTGAGTGCTTGCTGTGGTTTTTGCTCTTGACCTGGAACACCCACACCACCCCATAGATCCTGTGCCCATATAGGGACATTGCCCTTGAAATAATCATCAATTGTTTGATCAATACGAGCTTCCAACTCTGGAATGGTCATCCAATCACCATCATCAAAGAAAGTATCACAGAAGCTGCAATTGAGATTGCATTTGGCCAGCCTCACAAACAGTGCTGGCTCACCACGATAGGGACCCTCGCCCTGCAATGTCATACCGAATATACTCGTAACAAACAGCTTGTCACCAGCCTTGTCAAAATATTTTTGACCTACGATTTCATTTTGTCCGAACATGTTTTTATTCCTGATTTTTGATAATTATACAAGTGAGTTGAAGGCAATTCAACTGTTTTCCATGAGCAAACGCTGTTTGAATTTGCGCATGTCCTGATCATCGTAGAACATGAATGTTGCTTGGTTGCCTGAGATTTTGGAGCAAGAGAACAGGGTTGTGCAATTTTGCATGCACCAGATAAACAAATCATCATATGTGCTTTCAGTTCTCTGGCTGAAAGGTATATGTTCCTGTTCAAACTCCACATTCAGGGCATTCAGAAGCATTTGGGTCCTGATGCTATCAGGAACATCAGGACCCATTTTAATATACAGTTGTCGTGATACACGCATTATAGTGCTTTCAAATCCACCATCTGCATGAATTCAGCTCTTGCGCTGGGATCATTCTTGAATGCCCCACCCAGCTTGCTGGTTACTGTGCTGCTGCAATCATCTTCCACCCCACGATGACTCACACAATAATGTTTGGCATTGATAACCACAGCAATATTATCTGTTTCCAGAATGTATTCCATTGCGTGATACACTTGCTCAGTTAGTCTTTCCTGAATTTGAGGACGACGACTGAAGTATTCCACGATACGCGGAATTTTGCTGAGGCCCAGTACCTTTTCGTTGGGAATGTATGCAACTGTAGCCAATCCGTCAATAACAATGAAATGGTGCTCACATGCACTTTTGACGGTGACATTGCGTTCACAAACCATTTCATCATAGCCCATTTTGTTGGCTACGGTTGTGCATTTGGGGAAAGCTTCCCAATCAAGCCCCCAAAAAAGTTCTGTTGTGAACATCCGAGCAACTCGCTTAGGTGTTTCAACCAAACTATCATCTAGTAGATCCAAGCCCATGGTTTCCATGATGTCCTTGAATTTGCGTTCGATGATGGTAATCTTGTCTGTTCTGCTCAAACCATTGTCAATGGTGGGTGTCTCCACACCCTTGCTGATCAGATATTCATGTACTTTGCGTCCCAGCTCAGGATCACATTTGGTTTTATTGTAACTCATGTTTTGTTCCTTTCCTAGCATCTATCGTATATGCTCAACGGGCCATTGTGACCATTTTGCTACCTTTGTGTAGCAAGGTTATTTATTATACAGCTTTCTAATCCAACGCGCAACTCTAGAGGATTTGGCTGGAGGGGATTTTTTATACACAAAAGACTCTGTGATACTTGCTTCTTGAACGGGCCCGAACCTGGACAGATTAGTAATCCTAGTAGCTCTCTTGGTTGGAGTGTTTGATGTGGCTTCTGTGTTATCCTCTAGCTGGCTTAACATGATTCTTGCATAAGTGGGGTCCACGTCATTCAGTAAACAATACTCCAGAACTTCATGAACAAGCTGATATTCTTTTTTGGATTGATCCAATTGTTTGTTTAATTTTTGATATGACTCATCCAGACTATTCATCTCATTGTGAAGGCAATGGATGCGTTTCTGGAGTTTTTGCAAATCCATCAACAGCATATCCATGTCAGGTGGCAATTGACTATCAGACACCTGGAACTCCTCTTCCTGATCCGCCCACTCTTGTGGAACCCTGGGCAGAATTCACTGAGAGTGTGGTGTTGGTGGGAGTGTACACCGTATTTGACCAAGCAGATTGATTGGGATCAAGGGTGAGAAGCCCTGAACTGGTTATGTTGCCTGTGTTGGTGATTGTTACCAGATTATTACTCACTGTCAATCCTGATATAGAACCACCTATGAGAGGAGAAAAACCTGACATATTATCTATGGTGCTTCTGATTTGTTCTTTGGTGTTTTTCAACAAGGCCTCTGCAGGAGTTTCACCAGTTAGCACACAATAGTCAATGAGGGTTTTGGTAAAATCCATCTCTTTGCCCAGTGCATTACCCTTGTCTTGCAGAGCTCTTTCTTGCTGTCTGAGATCGTTGATCTGTTCCTGAATTTTCATCTTGGATCTGATCTGACTTCTGTATTTTTTTGTAAGTTGATTGAGTGTTTTCATCTATGTCACCATGTTTTCATATTGGTGTATTTGTCTATCCAGTCAGCTTGAGTATTGATGTTGGGATCCAACATGGCCTGCAAATAACTGAGCCGATTTTCCAAGGACTGCGTGTTCTTTTTGTTCTTGGCCACAGCTTTTTTCACTTCTTTGTGGGTCATGGTTAGCAGTGCTTGTGTGGGATCAGTGCTGTGTATTTGTCTATCCAGTCAGCTTGAGTATTGATGTTGGGACCCAACATGGCCTGCAAATAACTGAGCCGATTTTCCAAGGACTGCGTGTTCTTTTTGTTCTTGGCCACAGCTTTTTCCACTTCTTTGTGGGTCATGGTTAGCAGTGCTTGTGTGGGATCAGTGCTGTGCATCAAACTATACTGCAACACATCATTGAGTTCACTGATTTGGTTTTCCAGATCCTTGCGTTCCTGTTCAGCTCTGGATTTCTGATCTTGGAGATCAGCAATCATTTTATCACAATCTCGCATCTGTTCTTGTATGCTGAGGATCCGCATAACATGCGTGGTTATACTGGCTGCTAGTTCTTGTTTGGGGTCCATGTTTGTTGCTCCTGTCATACAAATTCTGCCAAATCCATGGTGATGTTGTTGTCAGCATCCATGCCTGTAATTTTTGTGAGCATCCTGGCATGTTTGTCAATCAGTTCCATGGGCTTTTCTGATGTGAGAATTTCTTCACACAAACCACCAGCAAACTCAATCAAATCTGAACTGATGTGCTGTTTGCGTTCATGAGCAGGCAAGTCCTGCATGGCACACGCATGCTGAATGGCATCAATGTGCAATTCCACATTGTGACTCATGCCCAACACGTAGCTCAATCCGTCCATGCTGCTGGGCCACTTGACCTGGTATTTCTCATATTCTTGAAATTCCTGCTTGCCCCAACCAAACAAACCATTACCATATTCCTCATGTTCGTGCATGAGATACTGACGATAGGCGTCACTGTAGCGGAATTTTTCACCATGCTGAGCTTCCAGACTGGTTTGGTATTCCTGACTTTCCAGTTCACGTTGAGTAAAGGCCACCTTTTTGAAGTTGAGATCCTCATAGCCTTTGACACAGATGTCACCAATTGTCACATGTTTGGCCACTTCACTTGTTTTCACAGCCCATTTTGTGTTGTGACGATTGATCCAATCCTGAAACAGTTCCTGGTTGCCCTTGAGGTCTTTTCGGTCAGGCACTGCTCCTCCTTTGAATGCAATACTCTGAGGAGATACTTCCCAACTGTAATAGATGTGGCCTTTGGCCACATTCACAAAAGGACTGGCTGCATCATAACTGAGGGTCACCTGGGGATTGATGAACTTTCTCCAGGCACGCTGTAGGGTAGTGAGGGCACATCCAGCCTTGATCTTGCCATTGCCCAGATAGTGGATCCAATCTCTGTTGTCCAGATATTTGCCGTCGCGCATGATGATGATCCTGCGCAAGTTGATGGCAAAGTTGCTGGCTTGCACGTTGGAGAATGCCCAGCTCTCAAAGGGTAGGTCTTTTACAACATCCCACCAAACATCACCTTCATCTTGATTTCTGCCCTGTAGCACGTTGAGGAATTGAGTTGCTCCCTCCTTGCGATTTCGTATGAAGAAATCGTGGTTTTCCATGCTGCTGTTGAGACAGTCACGGAAGTTTTTCACACCAGGATGCAGATTTTCGCCTGTGATGGGGTCATTGCCAAATTTCAACAAACTGCCTGTGGGCACGTCCAACACCATGCTGTATTCACATGTGTGTTCCAGCCAACGCAGGATCTGCATGCGAATAGCATCCTTGTCCTTGACCCAATCCTGGTCGCTCTGATCCTTTTTCTTCTGCCAGGGCCATTTGAGAACACCAGTGGCAATCTGATATCCACCACTGTCGCCTATGATCACAGTTGCGTTTTTGTCACGTTTTTGAACCATGCTCTCCTGGATGTCGCTTTGGGCTAGATCCCATACACTGTGACCACTGCTGTAGAGTGCAATGGGATAGTAGAACAGGTTGGTGTTGGGTTGCAGGAAATCCAAATCCCTGAGTCCATCAGGCAATCCAGCCACAGTTCTGTCATTGGGTTGGCTCACCAGTCTCGCGTAAATTGCTGAAATACTTGGCAAAAAAACGGCAAAATCCTGATTGGTGGTCCACATGTCTCTGCCCACCACAGATTTCATGTTATCATAGGAGTTTTTCAAATGTGGGTTGGGACTGCTGATGTTTGTCATGTTTCAATCTTAAATGAGGGATGTGTTTTTTGCAATATCAGCAACGATGCCGTCAAACATCACATCAGCTGACAGATACTTCTGCAACAGAACTTTTTTCTGCTTGGCCAGCTGACGGCTGAATTTTTTGGGATGATCCAACCTATATTGGATGAAGTCCATGAGTTTTTGTTTGTGTTCCACATAGCTTTCATAGCTGACAGTCCACTCACTGGGATACAAAAAGTCACTCACATACATTTCACTGTAGGAACAACGATCAGGCAGCACAGGAATCACATCTGCCAACACAGCTTCCATGATGCTGATACCCAGATTCTCATGCAAGCTACAGGAGAAAACAACCTGATGTTGAGCAATCTGAGCATAGTAATCATGCTTGCTGAGGTTGAGTTTTTGTGTGATACACCAGGGCTGTTTCATGCTTTCACTGAGATCTTCAGCAATCATGGGCTGTTTGTCATCATTGTATCTGTGAGGCCAAATCACACCCTGTTGGGATCCTTTATATTGTTGCTGAATGGTTTTCATATGTTGCACAATCGCACCATGCGGCTGCCCACTGGTGCTGGCCTTGCTGTGATATTCTTGTGGAATGTTGAGATTGTTCAAGAACATGTGTTTGTGAAAATCAGTGGCATACCAGTTTGTGCTGCTGGCATGAAACATGGCTGTTTCTGCCATCCAGGGCCAGGGCTTCTCCATCTTGTAGCCTAGGATATCCGTGGGGTCATATGCTCCAGAATGCCACAGAGAATGTATCTTCCAATTATATCCTAACAAATCATTCATGTACTTGATCTGAAGGATCACTGGATTCCAGCCATCTGTGAACAAAAACACATCATTTGGAGTAATAAGTCCCTTATCATGAAACTCAATAAATTTAAGTAGTTGAGAGCTCTTCCAGTAATTAGTATCAGAGAAGTTAAGAAATGCACCTTGAGTAGTAACAGTAGTGCGTTGAATACCATCAATTTGCATCACATGTATGTCCAGCCCTTGCTGGTTGACTATGTCCTTGAGGGCTTTGGGAATGGCTTCATGCCATTGCTCCGAATAACGACTGGGTAAAGGTTCAAGTCCCAAAATTATGATGTTTTTTTTCATGCGACGATCCTGCGTGCTAAATATAGTGAATTATATATAAGATATGAGGTATAATCAATATGATAAGCCAAGATACTATTCAACATTTACTAGACACATGCAAGAAAGCACCTGACTTAAAGCCTCAGATAAAGCTCTTCATGAATGATAAGACTTTGAAGTATCCTCAGTCTTGGAAGCTGTTCAGAATGGCATATCATGAACTATATTTGAACGGTAGTCCCGAAGAACCATTGTGTCCAGTGTGTCAAATCAAGCCTCTGAAGTTCAAAGGTATTAAAGGAGGTTATGCTAATAATTGCTCAATATCTTGTAGATCCGCTAATCCAGACGTCGTTACCAAGGCCAAGAAGACTACTATGGAAGTTTATGGCACAGAATGGGCATCCCAATCAAAGACATTTCGGGATCAAGTCATTAACACCTGTCTTGAAAAATATGGTACTGATAATGTGTTCAAAGTCGAGGAAATTAAGCAAAAACAAGTAAAGACTGTTGTGGACAGGTATGGAGTTACTAACGTATCTAAAAATTCAGACATCCTTAAGAAGATAAATGATGTGCATGTAGCACAGGGTAGACGACGTGCTGATCATTTAAGATCAGAGCTAGAGAAATACAGGCTAGCTGTCAAGTCTATAACTGCAAGATCATATCATGATTATTACTATGTAATCAACCCGGATAATCTTCCACGTAGCAGGTTTGAGTACCATGTGGACCACATTTATTCTGTTGAGGAAGGATTCAAGAATAACGTGCCTGCAGAGGTTATAGGACATTACACAAACTTAAGAATGATGTGGCATTTGGATAATTGTCGCAAGAACACCAAATGCCACATAACACTTGAACAACTACTAGAGAGATATAATAACTCTATCAATAATCATTCGGGTACAAACTCAGTATATGAACCGTTGATTCCTTCTTCACTGACGTCAATCCTAATTTCCATACCAGGATAACGTTCTGCCAATTTTTCACAAAGGGCATCGCTCAGCATTTCACAACTTTGGTGATTTAGCTCTAGCGTGCCCTTTGCATACAGGCTTTCAATCCAACGTCGCAATTGTATAAATTCGATTTGACGGTTATTATGTGTAACCTCAACCCAAACCTTAAAATTGAAATAGTGCATGTGTCTGGAAGCAAGATGACTTACGTCATATTCATCACCAGTGGCATACTGTGGATCTTGATCAGCGCCTGGAAAAAAATGATAGGCTTCTTTTTGAAATGTGCAATAAACAAAGGTTTTTTTGTTCATGAGAATTTTTCCTTGTTGTTTGTATAAATTTACTCAATCCAGAGCAGTAAATCAAGGTGACAGTTGTTTTTTCTGCATCCAGGCAACACCACACTCACAACTGCAAAATTCCACTCTCACACCAGCCACGTCACGGTAGTAGGTGGGCCAAGCGTCAACAGCAGCCAAGAATAACTTGCCTTGATTGTCGTGGGCCCATTTCTCCATGGCTGGAGCAGGCTGGCGGCAGTTCTCACATACAAGGCTGGGAGAATTCAGAGGCAAAGATGTTTTTTTCATGTCACAAACTCATATGCTGGCCAGGTGTTTCAATACCTGTTTGGGGTTGCACAGATTCTTGTTGTTGAATCTTTTGTCTCCATTCTCAATCCATTTGAGTGCGTAGGGTTTGAGAATGTCCAGAGTGTCAGGAGTCTCAGTTTCAAACTCAGGCATCTCCACTTCAGCCATGGCCAAATAAATGGCGCCCTGCCTAGCTGTGCGAAAGAAATCAATGTCCCAGGTGTATGCACCATCTTGAATTTTGGTTCTTGTTTTGATCAACCAGGGCTTGACTATAAGAAACAATTTCTGGTAGTCATGAGTGTTGATTTGTGTTTCAATTTCCACAGTGCTGCCCTGTACTTTGGCCTTGTAGGTAAACCAATAGGCCTCAATATCCACGTCAGTAGGCTTGTGGGGTACCACATGTCTGATCCTGCCTGCGCCATTGAGATAGCCTTGTGTGATATCATAAAACTTACAATCAGTTTTGCGCAGTTGTTTTAGCAAATCCAGGGACTTGCTGGTGTCCAACAACAGTTTGCGTTCATTTTCTACAGGCATGTGATTGCTCCTAGATTTTTTGGGGCGCATCTAGCGCCCCAAAAACAGTTACTTCATTTTTGCAGGAAATACAAATTTATAGGTGGCTAGCCCAGTATTGAGTTCTAGCTGAATGGCGCCTTTTATGCTCAGTTTCATTTCTGCATCTGCACTATCTGCCAGCTTGAGAATTGTGCTCACCAGTGCAATGGGCCACTTGAATGTGCTGTCAAAGTCACCTGTGACATTCTGAGCAAACACCACACCGCCACGCTGATTGGCACCGTTTTCTTCACCAATAAAGAACTTGAGGTCGCCATCCACAGTCTTGGGGATGAAATATTGTTCATAGGTGCTGAGGCTGGTGGCAGCCCAGTTGAACTGTTGGATACCTGCCTTGGTGGGCTTGATGGTGACGTCCCAGGTGGGCTCGTTATACTTGGGCTGATCTGGCACCAGGTCCTTGCTGACAAAACGATAGGCTAGAAAGCTTTTGCTCTTGTTGGTGTAGTGCAGTTCGCTGGGAACATCCACACCACCCTTTTGCTGGTATTGCATTTCCAGAACACTGTCTTTGTGAGCATATTCACCATTATTGACAATTGAGCTCAGCAAGCTGAGGTTGGCTAAGCCAAACTCACCGTCCCATCCATCCACCTGATGCAGTGTTGCAGCCTTGAGAATCACCTGCTTGTTGGCTTCCAGTGCTTCAATGGCAGCTGATTTTTTGCCAGCAGTGACTTTGATCTTGTCAAAGAATCCAGTGCTGACA